CCAAACCAGGAAAATCAAAATTTTTACAATACAGAATTAAAGAAAAATTTGGAACAAAATTAAATCTCGTTGACTTTGATATTGATCGATATACACTCGATGCAAAAATGTCTGAATTCTGGGATTTATTAAACCAACGTTGGATCGAAGGTAAACTTACTACTTTTGATAGAGAAGATCATACTTCAATAACTGCTGACAGAACTGATATTACTGCTGATAGTACCGATTATACAGCCGATCAAAATAATCAAACAATAACTACTGATCCATCGCCTTATGCTAAACCAAAAGATATAGATCAATATGATAATCAAACCGAAACAATTTTCGATGGTGGTAGTTGTAGGTTTACATCTCCGGTTGATGTATTTGATGCATCAGATAAAAAGAATAAATATGTAATGTTCTCTAAGGAAAAAATTATAAATAATACATAATAGGAATTTAATAAATGGCAAGTACAATCAACACAAATAATATTGATACAGCATATCCAGTAGCAGGTCAAGATAACGATAGTCAGGGTTTTCGTGATAATTTTACAAATATCAAAACCAATCTTGATAGTGCCAAAGATGAAATCGAAGATCTTCAGAATAAGGCCATTTTGAAAAGTGCTCTTGTTGGTGACACACTTGACAATGATATGGCAGGTGCTCCGATTTCAAATGCTTTAACTAGTGGTTTCCATCATACCGTCCATACTGTAAATAACCTTAGTGGTACATATAATATAGATACCGCTTCTGCCGATTATTATAATTTGTCATTAAATGGTCCTTTAACTATTTCATTTACTAATTTTCCAGGAACCACTGTTGAATCAGAATATAAAGCAAGATCTATTCGTGTTGAAGTTACAATAACTGATACTTCCTACACACTCACTTTACCAGCTGAGGTTACCATTGGAAAAGATGGAATTCAGAATCTTGTTGGTAACACTATTACTTTTCCTTATACCGGTACTTTTGTTTTCGAATTTACATCTATAGATGGTGGAAGTACAATTGCTATTAACGATCTTACCAGAGCTAGACTCCAATATCTTGCATCCCCGCCAGCAAACTCAACAGGCAACCCTGGTGATAAAGCAGGTATGATTGCTTTTGATTCTGGATATATCTACCTTTGTACCGCTGATTATGATGGAACCAGTTTGATCTGGATTCGAACCGCAGCAAATACATTCTAATCAAAATTACTTGACCTTTACTTAATATTCATCTATACTTGCATTGTAGGTTCAAAACAATGTAGATATAGATATGAATGATTTGGTAAGGTTTGCAGAAATTCTAATCCTTATTTCAGAAGATATCCAGAATGAAAAATTTGTTTTGGAGCTACGCCAATTTGCATTCGCAATTCTGATTAACGAAGGAACCAAAAAATGAATGATTTATCATTTGAAGATTTGCAAAAACTTGCCAAATTAGTTAAGATTGATGTAGATCTCAATCCAGAAGGGGTATGTGTAATCAAAGATGCACCAGAGGTAATTTGGGATCCACTTGAAAAAGATGACCAGTGTTTTATGGTTTTGGCATCTTTAATTAAAGAAAAAGATTGTGAATTGTTGTATGATGATGGATATTATTTTATCTATCAATTTACAGATCACGAAAAAGAATTATTAACATATCAATCTTCATTGAATGAAGCTATTGTAAAAGCGGTAGTTGATAATGGATAGAGAAAAAGAAATAGACCTTGAAATCGAACGTCTCCAGAAAGAAAAAGAAGAAATCAGACGTCGTAAAATGTTTACATGCGAGCATTGTGGAAAAAAAACAAAAGTCTCAAATCTTATTTTGATCAACGAATATTTCTATGAAAATGGATTTCAATATCTAAAAGAACACAAAATTTATTGTAAAAAATGTAAACAGTTCTCTCGTGGATATCTATTAAATCATGATAAGAAAGATCACACAAAAGGTTTCACTGAAGATAATTTAACAGATGAAGCTCTCGAAAAAAGTCGTGTTAAAAATTATCTTTTTATTAAAAAATATCAGTATAACTTTGGAGAAACATTAACAAGTTATGGCGATCAATTAGAAACATTGACTCTCGACGAATTGCGTCGCAAAAACGAAGAATACAAGAATGACCCATTTTCATTTTATTATTAGGAGAAAAAATGTCTAAACTAACTGAATACGAAATGTTTGTTGCAAGCAAATTATCTAAACCTTCATCAAATTTTGATGAATTGATTAATTCGTTAAACGAATTAAATGAAGCCGCGAAAGAAATTGGTGTTCATTTACCAGAGTTAATTACCGCATCGCATGGCCTGACTGCTGAATCTGGTGAGTTTGCAGAAATTGTAAAAAAGATGATGTATCAAGGTAAACCATTGAATAGAGAAAACAAATATCATCTTCAACGAGAATTAGGAGATATTTTTTTCTATGTAATGGTAGCTTGTATCGCTCTTGGGTTGACTGGCGATGAAATAATCGAAATGAATAAAGAGAAGCTCATGGCAAGATATAAAGAAGGATTTAGTATTGAAGAATCTGAAAATCGTGCGGTAAATGATCTTTAACTAAATATTTTTATGAATAATGATTTCATTCCAGAATATCCAGGATTAAGTGTTTCTAAAATTAAAAAAGAAGAAACGTTTGAAGAAATTCAAAGTAAAATTTCAGATCTTCAATCGCGATTAAATTTTGCTTACCGAACTAGTAATGTTCCGTTACAAAATCAATTACAGATGGTTCTAAACACATATCGTCGAGCATATCACGAGTTACTTGATGAAATGTATAAAAGTGGTGGTGTTCCAGGGGAAATTGATATATCATGATTACTATTGATCGATCTATAAACTATCATACACCATTAATTATCGAAATGGTTGAAAATACAATGCATAATGCAAAGGAATTTCAAAAACAAAAAATATTTCGATCATTATCAAAATTAACCTTCAAAGAAGAATTGTGCACGTTGAAAATAAGTCTTCCAAGAAGGGCCGGTCATACTACCGCTGCGCTTGCTTTATTAAATAGATATCCAGATTCTTATCTTACTATTTTATCGTCTTCAAGAAAAAATAGTTGTCTTGAGCAATTTTCAGAATTTATTTCAGATATAGATGATGTAAAAGAAAGACTTCTGATAATAGACCAATCGCCTAAACATTGCAAAATCCCTTCAAAAATACCACTCTTAATTTCGGATGGTATTGATATTTTTCAACGAGCAAGATTTCAAAATAATCCGTTCCTTGAAGAATTAATTTTACGATCAGAAGTTATTTTATTGCTACAGGTATAATTATGTCACATATTAAGAAGTATTATGATTTTATGACTGGCGTTAACCACAATGGTGAATTATTTTATAATCGTTATCGACTAATGATCGATTTTTATAAAAATACAGATGTCGTGCAAGATTTGATCATTGGTCTTGAACGGATTAACAATTTTCTTAGTGAGATTGTTGAACGTTCAGTTTTTATGAAAGATTCGAATACAGAGTTTATCGAAAAATACCACGAGGCAAATATTCCTGTTTTAACAGTTCCAGGTCCTGGACCATTAGATCCTGTAATTCTTCATGTTTTAGTAACAAAAATGAATGCAATACTCGAAGAGTCGTTAATAATTACCTCTGCTGAACTTACAAGTTATTATGGGGGTGAAATTGTATATATTTGGAACGATGAAGATGAAGATGACGAATTGCACGAAATAATTAACCTTGATAATGAAGCATTGTGGTGGGCATCACCATCGCCAAGATATATTTCATACGATCCAGAAGTAGATGTAGAAGAAATTGAAAGCGAAAATCCCTGGCCTATTGATTGGGAAATGTTTAATTTGGGCTGGTATGATGAATCAGAAAATGATGACGAATCTGAAATAGTTTTTACAGTGGACCAGGAATTAAATAAAAAATTAAACGACGATGATAGTATCATTGATGTTGATTTTACAAAAAAATGAAAAAAGATAAATTTGGCCAGATAATTTTTACAGAGGATGAAATTTTTGATGTGTTAATGCATGACACAAGTAGTGGTTTGAGTGAATATAAACCAGGTCCTTTTATTATCGAAGACGATATCGATATTGAAAAAGCTAATGCTTTGGTAGGATACGAAGCATTAATAAAATATTTCGAAGAAGACAAATCAATTCAAGAATTTGATATCGAAAGACAACAAAAATGGTTCATGCCAGAATCATATAAAGAAATGGACATTTGCAAATATGTCCTAGATCTTTGCGAAACTCAAGAAGAATTACAAAGATGTGGCGAAGAATTATTACTATATCAAGAACGCGGTTTGCTTGATCTATTGAGATATTTAAAATATCTAGTAGATGTAATGGAATTAAATAATATTATATGGGGAGTGGGTCGCGGGAGTTCGGTTAGTTCGTACGTTCTTTATAAATTAAAAGTTCATAGAATTAACAGTATGTATTACGATTTAGATCCAAAGGAATTTTTAAGATAAATATGCATATAACGAAGGAATGAAAATATGTCAGGTAGAATTTATAGAACAGCGTCTGGACAAGAAATTGACATGCAAAAACTTCTTTTAAAAAATGAAGAAGTTCGGGCTGTTGGAAATATGGGAATAAATGCCCGGGGTGATGTTATTAGTAACGAAAATAAAAGCATTGTAAAACGCAATGCACAAGTTAACAAAAATTATAGAAAGCAAATTGGAAACGTCCCTCAAGATTCGCCGGTTTTTACGAGTAAGCGTGCAGCCGAAACAAAAATGCAAGAACCAGTTAAAGAAGCAAAACCAAAAAAACCAAAAAAGAAAAAAGTTGAGGTTCCTGCAGGCGGCTTAGCTAGTGCTATCGCTAAGGCTCGCGAAGTTAAACAAGAACCAGAACTTTCGCCACAAGAAAAAGAAAGAAAATCAGACGGAGTAAAAAAGATCTAATGACATCTTTAGCGGCTTTTCAAGTAAAAGAACTTTTACCAATTAAAGATCATGTAATTGTTGAAAGCATGGATTTTAGTGAACGAATCACCAACGGTGGAATCATTATTCCGTCAGATGATAAAAAATCTGAAGGAATCAGACCCCGATGGGGTAAAGTATGTGCAGTTGGACCTGAACAATCAACTGTTAAAATTGGTGATTGGGTTCTTGTTGATCATGGACGATGGACCAGAGGAATTAAAGTTCAAATTAATAACGAAGAAAAAGTAATTCGCAGAGTTGATCCAAAAGATATTATGATAGTAAGTGATGAACCATCTGCAGAGACTTGGTCCGATGCTATCTCAGTGAATTCGAATTTGCATAAGATCGAAGGATCGTTGCATAACACCGGCATTGACGATTTTTGATAAATATTATATTATGAAATCATCAGAATTTTTAATAGAAAACGTTCAATCTTACAATAAACAGATTATTGATGCTTTGAAAAGTTTAGGTTATAAAGTTGAAGAGCGCGAAAAATCCGCTGGCGCTCTAAAAACTTGGCTTGCAACTAATAAACCAATGAATTTAGAAGACCTTGCAACCAAACTTTCAAAGAAAATTCCCGGTACAAAATTTATTCCCCCATTAATAGATACAATGGATCCTGAAATCAAAGGCCCTGGTTTCAAAATCGAACCACAAGGCAAAGGATCAATATTTGTTGCTGTCTATGCTGGACCACGTAAAGGCGAATATGCCGTAGGATTAGACGTGTGAGAAATTTAATCGATATTATTGAATCTATCGAAAGTGAGATGCGCGACCCAGAAAAGAGACGTGCACGTCTCAAAGCTGAAATTGAGGCCGGCATGGCTCCTATTGTACACAATGTTTCGAGTACCATCGAACCTGTATATACTCTAGGAGATGTTGAAGCTCTTGGCTGGATGGACAAAGAATATCATACCGAACGAATCGGTCCAGATGATTATGAAACCTACTGGACTCGTTATTATCATCATGATGCACCAGGACCAATAAGAGTCTATACGCACGGCGCCAAAGAACTCGAACTTTGGGAACCCGGACATCAAGAAGAAATTTAATACTCAAATAATTTGACCTCTAAACAATTATGTATTATTATATTGTTTAGAGGTTTTATTATGTCAAAAATAATTGGAATTACTTTTTCATCTTTTGATCTTTTACATGCTGGTCATGTTGTAATGCTTGAAGAAGCAAAAAATCAATGTGACTATTTAATAGCGTGTCTTCAAACTGATCCTACAATTGATCGTCCAGAAAAAAATAAACCAATCCAAACAGTTTTCGAAAGGTATGTGCAACTTCGAGGTTGTAAATATGTTGATCAAATAATTCCATATACGACCGAAAAGGAAGTTGAAGATATTCTTTTAACTTATCCTATAAACAAAAGGTTTATCGGTGAAGAATATAAAGATAAGGATTTTACTGGCAGGCAATTGTGTATTGATAAAAATATAGAAATTGTCTATAATAATAGAAAGCATTCATTCAGCACATCAAGTTTACGAAAACGAATTCAATCGCAAAGGAGTAGAATTTAATGAAAGAATTATGGGTTGAAAAATATCGACCAAAAACTATTGATGGATATGTATTTAGGGATGAAGATCAAAAGAACCAAGTTGAAAGTTGGATAAAGGAAAAATCCATCCCTCATCTTTTGTTTAGTGGACCTCCGGGGACAGGAAAAACAACTTTGGCTAAAATTTTAATTAATCAATTGGGTATCGACAATTTTGATGTAAAAGAAATTAATGCTAGTCGCGACAATGGAGTAGATTATATTAGGGAAACAATTGAAGGATTTGTACAAACAATGCCATTTGGCGATTTTAAGGTTGTATTACTTGATGAAGCAGATTATCTTTCTGCCAATGCTCAAGCAGTTTTGCGTGGACTAATGGAGAAGTATTCTTCAACAGCAAGATTTATTCTTACTTGTAATTTTCCTCATCGTATTATTGGTCCGTTGCATTCACGCTGCCAGGGATTTCATATTGATGTCATTGATCAAGTTGAATTTACTGCAAGAGTGGCACAAATTTTGATTGACGAAGGTATTGAATTTGATATTGATATTCTCGATAATTATGTTAAGTCAACTTATCCTGATTTACGCAAATGTCTAAATCTTTGTCAAATGAATAGTGGCACAGGAACATTAGTAGCACCAAATAGCAAAGACGTAGTTAATTCAAACGACGATTATAAATTTAAAGTTGTTGAATTACTAAAACAAAAAAAATATACCGAAGCACGAAAAGTTTTGTGTTCGAGTGTTCGTCCAGAGGAAATGGAAGAAATTTTTAGATGGATGTATAATAACCTTGACCTTTGGGGTGATACTGAAACCGAACAAGATGAAGCGATTTTAATTATACGTGATGGTTTAGTTAATCATTCATTTGTAGCAGATCCAGAAATTAATTTAAGTGCTACTCTTATTGATTTAGTTAAAATTAGAGAGAAAGAATAATGAGATATTTTATTGTAATGTACTATCAAACACCAAACGGAAAATATACAGAACAAGCTAAGGTTGCAGATAAAATAAAAAAATCTGATGAACGACTAGCGTCTGTAATTATTGATTACAAAGATCAAAAAGTTGTGAAATCAAGATTTCAAAATGAATTAGCAAAAGATCCAAAGAATTTTGAAAAAATCAATAATTTTTATAAACAGCATTATCCAGATATCATTAAGCAATTAGAAAAGAAATATGAGATTCTTGAAGAAGCATTAGAAATTGCAAAAGAAACTCTAACAAAGAATGAAGAATAAAATAATTTTAACAGACTGCGATGGTGTATTATTAAATTGGGAATATGCCTTTCAAATTTGGTTTGAGCATCATGGACATCTTCCTATCCTCGACGATAAAGGTTTATCATCGAGAATTTCAGATCAATATGGACTAACTGACGAAGAGTCGATTCGAGCAGTCGAAATTTTTAATAATTCAGCAGCGATTGGATTCCTCCCACCTTTGCGAGATGCTGTTGAGTATGTAAGAAAATTAGGAAATGCAGGTTATCGTTTTCATGTTATTTCGAGTGTAAGTGACGATGAAAACGTTAAAAAATTAAGAACGGCAAATCTTCAGAAACTTTTTGGGGATGTTTTTGATCACATTGAATGCTTGCCCATTGGATCTTCGAAAAAAGAATATCTTTCGCAATTCCAAAATAGTGGATTATTTTGGATCGAAGATAATGTTCGCAATGCAGAAGATGGACTTGATGTTGGGCTCCAACCAATCTTAATGGAGCACGGGTTCAACATGCATTACCAAAATTCTGCCATTCCAATAGTTAAGAACTGGTCTGAAATTTATGAAATGGTTACAGGTCGCTGTACATTTCTAAAACAGTTTCTATAATTTTATGACGTTGAATATCGTCACTATCTAATTTACATAATGAAATTCCTTGCGTTGACTCTTGTAAACGATTACAAAGATCAATTAAGCCATTATCCCGTAACCGATCAGTTTGCTCAACGTCACCTGTAACAATTATTTTACTTCCTTCTCCAATACGGGTTAAAAGCATCTTCATCTGCCCTGGCGTTGCATTCTGCATTTCGTCGGCGATGATCCATGAGTACTTAAAACTTCGACCACGCATAAATGCTAGGGGTGCTATCTCGACTATTTGGTTATCTAGCATTCTTGTAATTTCGGGTGGGGTATAATATTCTCTCATCACGTCTAGTAACGGGCGTGTCCACGGAGCCATTTTTTCTTCTAATGTTCCGGGCAAGAACCCGTGTTTTTCATCTTCAACTCCCACTGCGGGTCTGGTTAGTACAATTCGTTCGCATAACCCATTTCGCAAGCTCTTTATGGCGGCTTGCATAGCAAGATACGTTTTACCTGTACCTGCTGGTCCATAAGCTATAACAATATCTTGATTGTTGTCTAATAAGTTTAATATATACCTCTCTTGGTTTAGTGTTTTTGGAATTAATTTAATATCTCTTGACTTCAGAGCTTCATTAAAATTTACTACCTTACTTTTTCTCTTTTTTGCCAAGTTTATTCTCCTTTGTTGTATAAAATATTTACTCAAGAAGAAGGTATTAAAGGTATATTCAGTTAATTATTGGGGGTTTTGAACTAAATATTTTAGATTGTGTATCAATAGTCGATTCATCATAAATAATGTAAATAATTAAGGATTTGTTAATGGACAAACAGAGTATTGAAGATTTCTTCAAAAACGATACAGACTACTATGCAATCGCCGAAACCATTAAAAATATCTATTTAAGTGATGGAAGTTTATCTATTCTACTAGATTTTGAAGGAGTCCTTGACGAGATCAATCTTTATGCCTTCAAAAATTGGATTTTAGGAGAACTCATTAGCGGTCCAATTGTAAAACGATATACAGTTACATGTACTTTTATGTGGCCTTACCATATGATGCCAGATCCTCGCGGAGCAAAAAGGTTACTTCCATATGATTGTGTTGTTCGTTGGCGCAAAACAAAAATGAAAGTGCCAAAAAAAATTGAAGGATATGATGATTTTAGATCTGGAACTAAAAAACCAAAATTAATTGAAATGCCTATATGGTTAGTTGAAATTACAATGCCGAAAGATTTAATTTCAGATATTCGTAGCGGAAGTATCGAACTCGAAGGTGAAGAAATTGATCTTGCTGATCTTGATTTAGCTTATGAAGAAGATTTAGATAAAGATGCAGTTTTAGATAATGACGAAGAAGATCTTGAACAAACAGCTCAAGAACAAGAAGAGGAAGAAATTTAATGGGTCTTGAATATAAAGATTTAGTTGGAATAATGAAACCAACTGTATTTGTTGATGAGTTTGAGAGTAAAGTTGGTTCCGATGACGAGTATGTTGTTTTAAGTTTTTATGTTAGAAGTGAATTAGCTGCTGACGATTTAGTCAAGTGGTTTGAAAGTGGATATAAATGGGTTATTGATGCTGACCGTTCACCTGGCGAAATCAAACCAAATCGCTATCTTGTTTTTGTTGAAATGAAACGTCGAATGCATGTTCCAGAACAACTTATAGAGATGATTGAGGATCTCGAAAGTTTAACTGAATTTACTCTTACAGATTGGAAAATTACATTTGATGGTAATGATTATCCTGCAGATGCCGATACATTACGAAACATTTTAATTTTAAGCCCAAAAGAATATCGAGAAATTAAAGAAATAGATTTAAATGAAATGAGGACAATTGCTGGATTACCTACTAAAAATATTTACAATAGCGAAGACACTCAAATTAACGAATTACGAACTTTGGCACAATTAAAAACAAAAACAAATAAAATAACCGATAAAGATCTATCTAAATGGGCACACATGAATCGTCGTTGATTTTTTCTTTTTGATGTGCTATACTCATCTAATGAGCGACCCATATAAAATTCTAGGTGTTGATCCAAATATCTCAGACGATGAATTAAAAAAGGCTTACAAACGCCTTACAATGAAATATCATCCTGACCGTGGTGGATCTGAGGAAAAATTCAAAGAAATTACTGACGCCTACGAAAAGATTAAAAATCAGAAAAAGAATACTGAAAATATCACCTTCACTTATAACGAATCAATATTTCAACATCGATTTCAAATTGGCATAACAGTTAAAATATCATTTAAAGATTCGATTCTCGGTGGTTTTCATTATGTGAAAATTCCTGCACGCAGAAAAGAAGAAGTTGTCCAAATAAAAATTCCCGAAGGCGTCACTACCGGCACTAAAATTCGTTATCCGAATCTTATTAAAAATTTTGATATAATAATAACATTTATCGTTGAAGATGATCCAGAATGGAAACTTTCTGGTATTGACCTTATTAAAATTCAAAAAATAAGTATTTGGAACCTTATTAAAGGATGTGATTTAGATGTTGAATTATTAGATGGAACAAAAATACGTATTAAGATTCCTCCTCGAACACAACCGGGGACTATGATGAGAATCAAAAATAAAGGTTTAAAGTCTCCTAGAAATTTATTAGAAAAAGGTGACCTATTAGTTGAATTAGATGCATTCATTCCTGAAGATATACCTAAACCTTTGTTGGTTTTGATTAATCAATTAGGTGACTAAATATTTTTACTTGACAATTCCACAAAATTATACTACAATTAACTCAAATTATTAAAAAGAGAGACCAAATATGCAAACCAATCCCGAAATCGAACAAATTATTGATTATGCAACCGCTTACGCTAAAAAGAAAGGAAGCGAATATGTTTTACTTGAACATCTACTTTTTGCTCTCATAAGCTACGAACCATTTTATCATGTGTTAAAACAATATGGTGTTAAAGTAGATGACATGATAGACGAAATTGTTGATTATCTAGATAATCTCCCGCCAACTGCTCATGCAAACGATCAACCAAAGAAAACTAATAGTATTGAACGAGTTTTTAATCGGGCAGTCACTCAAGTAATGTTTTCAGGTAGAAATTATATCACTACAATTGATCTTTTTATTAGTATCTCAAGCGAAACAAATAGCCATGCTCATTATTTTATTCTCAAATACGGTATTGACAATAAGGAAGATTTTGCTGAATTCTGGAACGAACACTATAATACAAGCCAGGCTGGTTTAACTAGTTCTCAATCTGCTGAGCTTCTCGAAGAACATTGTCGAAATTTAACTGAAGCAGCAAAAAATAACGAACTTGAACCAATTATTGGTCGTTCCGAAGAAATTAAAGATGCAATAGAAATTCTTGCTAAGAAATTTAAATCGAATGTTTTAATGATTGGTTCGCCAGGTGTCGGAAAAACGGCTATAGTAGAAGGTCTTGCACAGAAGATTGTTGAAGGAGACGTTCCAGAATTCCTTAAGGATCATACTGTATGGGAACTCAATATTAGTAATATGTTAGCTGGTAGCAAGTACCGTGGAGATTTTGAAGAAAAGTTTAAGAAAGTAATTAGCGCACTTGAATCATCAGGTAATGGAATTTTGTTTATTGATGAAGCACATACCATGAAAGGTGCAGGTGCTGGCAATGGTTCGAGTCTTGATTTTGCTAATATGCTTAAACCTGTAATTACCAGGGGAAAGATTAAAGTAATTGCAAATACCACATGGGACGAGTATTACGAAAATTTTGAAAAAGATAAAGCGTTAATGAGGCGGTTCTATAATTTGCCAATTAATGAACCAGATCATGATACAACCATTAAAATTCTTACAGGTGTTGCAAAGCGTCTCGAAGAATTCCACAATGTTGAAATTACTCCAGACGCAATTGAAGCATCGGTAACACTAAGTACACGTTATATTCATGATCGAATGAACCCAGATAAATCTATCGATATTCTCGATGCTGCATGTGCTCGCGAACGTGCCAACGATAACGAAAAAGAAATTATCGATTATGATAAGATTATTGCTCAAGTTAGCAAATTAACTGGTGTACCAGTTGAACGATTAAAACATGATCAGAGCCAGGCTCTTATTACACTTAAAAATAATATCGATGATAAACTTTATGGACAAGAAGAAGCAGTTAGGGAAGTACTTGATAAAATTTATGTTAACTTCAGCGGGTTGAGCGAAGAAAATAAACCAGTTGCAAGTTTCTTATTTCTTGGTCCTACTGGTTGTGGTAAAACTGAGCTTGCTAAATTAATTAGTGAAAATCTTGATATGAAATTAATTCGCTATGATATGTCTGAATATATGGAAAAACATGCCGTGGCGAAATTAATTGGAGCACCACCAGGTTATGTTGGTTATGATGAAGCAGGTGGTAGCGGTCAGTTAATTACAGATCTATCTAAAGATCCTTATTCAGTAGTACTATTTGATGAAATCGAAAAAGCCCACCCAGATGTAATTAACGTTCTTTTACAAGTTCTTGATGAAGGGAAAATTACCAATAATAAAGGAAAAACAGCAAGTGCTCGCAATGCCATTATTATTTTAACATCAAATCTTGGTGCAGCAGAAAATGAAAAGAATCGAATTGGTTTCGGTGATCTTCAACGCACCGGAGAAGATGATAAAGCGGTTAAGGAATTTTTTAAACCAGAATTTCGAAACCGTTTAGATGGTATTGCTAAATTTAAGAAACTTAGTGATCTTGATATTAAGAAAATTGTTCTTAAATTTATTCGAGATCTTCAAAATTCTCTTCAGAAAAAAAATATCGCTTTGGATGTAACGCAAGCTGCAATTGATCATATTGCGAAAGTTGGATATGATCCAGCAATGGGAGCTCGCCCAATTAAAAGGACAATTGATAATTTAATTAAGAAACCATTAAGTAAACGAATTCTTTTTGAGAATCTTAAAGATGCAAATATTACAGTTGATTTTGTTAATGATGAAATAGTATTTCGCGATAATTATGAATCTCCAGCAGTTACTAATGAAGAATATATTGTTTTGGACCAATTTAAACCAAGATAATGTATTCAGCTAAAATTATAAATTGTTTGGAATATCCAGGGACTGATTATAAGTCTTTAATTGACCATTTTAATAAATGTCAAGGACTCATTTTTTTGTCTAGTCATCATTCAAATAACTTAATGACAGCGGCTGCTAAAGCATCACTTTATCTCGAAAATAATTTTGTAAAAGTAAAATTTAATTTTCTTGACAAGGTTGACGCTGGCGCCACCGCAAAAGAATTATATAAATTGAATAGTATTATAGTAAAGCCACAATTGCTTATATCAAATCGCGATCAATCCGGCCCAATTGGGTCTTTAATTTCGGTAAATTTTGTCCAGGATCCGCGAGCTAAATTTTTAACACCAGCCGCAATCGTTAAAAAGTGGGTTTTTGGTGACGCAGGATTATATGTGATTACAGAAGATAAATAACAATATGAAAACATCATCATACACTTTATTACCGACAATTACTTTTGGTACTGCAAACGATAATTATGATGGCGTGTCGTCATCGTTTAGTAGCGATCCGGTAAAAGCCGCGGCCTATTATTCGAAAACCAAAAGCCTACAAACAGTTTCGTGGTATTTGTCAAATTTAGTAGCAGTAGTAAAATTTGAAGCCACTCTTGATAAAGACCCAGATACGTCAAATTACTTTCCTATTCTTGTCCTTGGCGATGGTGTTAATCCTCTTTCAGAAAATAATTTTCAAAATATCGAAGGTAATTATACCTGGATTCGTGTCACCATTGAACAATTTACAGCAGGAGTCATTGAGAAAATTTCGATAGGATATTAAATGTGTGATGAAAAAACATTTGATGATTTGATTGATCTTTTAGAAAAAAGCCCTGAAGATTTTGAAGAATATCGAAAGGCTTATATAAACAAGCAAATTGAGCGTATATGTGGTGATTGCCCCGAGCGTCTCGAAAGATGTAAAAAGTTTCAATGGCGTCTAGAGCAAGAGCTTCGAAAATATAAAGATCCGCTTGCACGATATAATGCAATGATAAAAATGTTTTGGGATCAATTTTCAGAATTTCAACAAGCAGTTAACCTTCAACAAATAACAGCAGAAGCAAAACAAAACGCTGATATCTTGCAATTTCCAAAAAATAAATAAATATAGATATGAGAACTTTAGTCATCTATGGAGGAAGATTCCAGCCACCTCATCGTGGCCATAAAGCTTCTTATGATCATCTCGTTAAAAAATTCGGCGAAGATAATGTTTATGTAGCATCGGCTAATAAACCCATCGGTCCAAAAGATCCATTTACTTGGGACGAGAAGAAAAAAATCTTTACAATGATGGGTCTACCACCAGATAAATTTATCGAAGTGAAAAGTGTATATAATGCTCACTTTATTAATGAAGCAATTCCTTATGATCCTGATAATACTATTTTAATTCTTGCATTGAGTAAAAAAGATGCTGACCGTTTAATTGGAAAAAATACTGATGAGGAAGGATATGCTCTTAAGAAGAATGGTGAACGCGCAGCTATTCAATGGCTAAGAGATGATGCAGGACCCGTATCAGCAGGTCATATATACGTTGTCCTTACTCCAACCATAAAATTTAAGGTTGCTGGTCAACCAGTCATAGGCGCAACACAAATTCGCGAAATGTACGCAAACGCCGACGATAAACAGCGAATTCAGATACTTAAAGATCTTTATGGTAAGGTACCATCGTGGCTCAAAAAATTATTTGACAAACGACTTAGTAATCAACAAACAGAAAGTATTATTCAAGAATTTATAGAATTTGTCGAAAACTTTTAATCTACGCATATATTCAATTAAATATATGCATGAATATTGATTTAGCTCCCCTTGACTATCTTAAAAATCAACAAGTTCAAATATCAATAAACGCGGCTAATAATGTAATTTCTGCTGATACGTTTTCAAGTATTTTGCGTTTTGGCGAAGTCGCCACGACAATGAATTTGGTATGGACTTCTAATGTTCATGGCGATTTAAATCTTATTGTTAAATCATTTTTCGAAAACCCACCAATGACTCATTTAATGATTGTTGATCCTTGGACAAAATTTGAGCCGTGGCATATATTGGCATTGTTGTCATCAAAAAAACATATTATTGGTGCATCGACGCCAATAATTCAGAGAACCAATTCAATGATTGTCGAAGGAAATATTTCAGAAGTTTCGTTTATTGATCATTCATTTGTTATGATAAGTAAAGAGGCTTTAATCTATCTTCAGGACCATGAATTAGTAATTGGTAATGATCTAATGAAATCATTTTTTGAACTTGGTAAACGAAACGGAAAAATCATACCTATAAATCAAGAATTTTCTCGACGGTGGCAGGATCTAGGTGGCAGGACCTGGATTCATACCAAAGTTAAACCAATTCTTCATAAATACGTGTAATATGAATATCAGCGAACTTGACAAATACGAACTTTCAAAAGCCATTGAATTTCATAATGAGTTGAATCCTCAACTTTATTATAATGGAAAAATGCGCCCCGAAATTAGAAAACAGTTATTAAAAATAGCTGACGATTTTAGGGAATTCCTTGGCATTGAAGACATTGCATTGGTTGATATTACTGTAAGTGGGTCTAATGCCGCTTACAGTTATACGCCGCATTCTGATATTGATCTTCATCTGATAGTTGATTTTGACCGCCTGCCGCACGATGAAGTTTTTCGTGAATTGTTTGATGCAAAAAAATACCAATATAATGATTTACATGACATCAAAATTAAAGGTTATGATGTTGAGTTATATGTTCAAGATAAAGACCAACCACATTCAAGTTTAGGCGAATATAGCGTTCTTAGAGATGAATGGAATAGAATTCCAACTAAAAAACGTGCTAATCTTGATGATATTGCAACATTTCAGAAATATGAAAAATTAAAGGAATTAGCAATAAGAGCTCTTGCTTCAGATAATGAAAAATATCTTAATCATGTATTAGATATTATAAAAAGGTATAGAAAAGCTGGATTATCCAAAAAAGGTGAATTTAGTCCCGAGAACCTCGCCTTTAAAATGTTAAGAACAGATGGCTATTTTCAAAAATTATGGGATAAAAAACGAGAATTCGAAGACAAAAGATTAAGTCTTGAACACAACGATGATGGATCAACTGATGAAATTGTACAAGAATTGTCTGAAGAATTAAAGAAAGGTTTTTCAAGAAAAAGAGTTGAACAAATTTTTGAAGATATAACAAAATCGAACCCTTCATTATTCGACAAATATTCTTTTGATCAAATTTATAAATTATCTGAAACCATTGCAACATTAGAAGCAAGTTATGAAGGTAATATTGGTGCAATGGAGGTTTTTGACTTTTATCAAAAAGGGACAAAAAAACAAATTGATCTTTTAACAAAACTCATTGCAGCACACAAGTATAAAGAAGCATGGCAACTTATTCAGAAAGTAACTGGTACAAAATTAAAAGGTAAAGAGTTTGCTGTTGAAGGGGTTGGTCTTATTCGCAAAGGCAGTAATGTTACACCTGATGTTGGCGAAGCACAAACACGTATCGAAGCAGAAAAATTAGGATTTAAAACAACAAATGATGGCGTTCCTCCTCTTTTAAAAACCAATGGTAAAAAATCAAAAATACTTGAAGGTATTAAGTTACTTAATGAATTAAAAATGTCTCCAAAATACCTCGAAAAAGAGGTTAAAAGAATAGAAAAGAAATATGGTCCGGTTATTGGTGTTGAATTTGAAGTAATATTTCCTTCAGAAAAAGGAAACCCAAAAATTACTTGGCATACAACATTAGACGATATAAAAGATTTTTTTGAATATAATACAGATAGCGATTTTGAATTTCTTGAACAAGATTATAATTCGTGGCTCTTTAAAAAATCAGACGAATGGATCGAAAAAAGAGTTGACGAAATTGTTGATTATCCGCTTGAAGAAGAATTCAATAAGATTGAATATATAACCGATGAATGGGATCCTGATTACAGTATTATTGATTTAGTTACCGAAATAACTGGCGATGAAAATGACGCAGATTTAACTGAGGATCAAGCAAAACAAATTTTAAGAAAAGCACAACAATCATATAAAGAATATGGTAATGCATCAGAATGGGATTATAACAAATTAGATACTGAATCAAAATTATATTATGAAATTTTCATCGAAGAAAAGGACAAATTTAAGAATTATATTTATAACGAGTTGCACGATGAATTCGCTAATAGCGAAGTTCCGAATGGTGATGAATACACCATTGGGCGTTTTCTTTTAGAAAAACATATTAATAATATGGGCGATCTTTATTTTCAATATCAGGATGATTTGATCTGGACAGGCGGTGCTTTATATTCAGATAAATTGGATCCAAACTTGACATCAATGTTAGAAAATGATTTGTCAAGTATGGGGTATGATGTTGAAATATCAGATGCTTATGCCGAAGAAGCTGACAGTAGTAAGGTTTGGGTAATTAAACCTGATCAGAGTATTACTCCGGATGATGAAAATGATCAGGGCATTGAAATCACAATGCCGCCAACACCATACGATGAAGGTATATGGGATCTCGAAAGAGTTATTGAATACTTAAAATCTAAAGGCGCTTACACAAATAGTTCAACTGGATTTCATATTAATATAAGTTTTTCAAAAATTGATAACTCAAAAATTGATTATGTCAAACTGGTTCTTTTATTAGGCGATGAGTATGTGTTAAAACAATTTGGGCGAGAATTAAATTCATACGCAGCAAGTACATTGAAACATATTCAAAATTTATTGAATCCAGAATCTGCCTTTGAAAGAGATCGACAAGAAGTAGCTGAAGCATTTGCAAAAGTAATAAAGAATATGAAATATAAAATTAATCGAGTCATTGAAGATACACTCGAAAACAAATTAAAATTAAACAAATATGTTTCAGTGAATCCGCGTGGTGATTATGTTGAATTTAGATCGCCTGGCGGCGAAGATTATCTTGACGATTTCGATAAAATTGTTAATACAATAAATCGATTTATTGTAGCTTATGCTGCGGCAGCGGATCCAGAGGCTTATAAAAAAGAGTACGGTAAAAAATTATACAAATTATTATCATCGATTACAAACGAAAAAAAGAAAGATATTGTTTCGATTTTTGCTGGCTTTAGTTCGGGAATGATCGATAAAGATGAATTGAAAAAACTTTTGCTTTCGAAAACAGAAAGCGAAAATCAACCAAAAAATAAAATTGATGCTATTCAACAAATTGCTGACAAATATAATATTGATGACGAAATTGCATCGTTGCGTTTCCTCGAAGGTTTAGAAGTTGAAATGCCAAAATATAATAATGAGGAAAAAGCAAATAATATTGTTTTTAAGAATTTAATGAAAGATATAGATTATTATAGGAGATAAAAATGAAAACATTTGACGTCATTATGGAAGCTGCTCCGGGTTTTGATAAAATTGGAGTCCCGAAACCTTTAACACGAGTTTTATTTAAAAAATTTAATTTATCTCATGATGTTGAGCCGAAACATGTTGAAAAAATAACAGTAAAAGATTTAGGTACTGGTATTTTAATCCGTGTAAACAACGACGGTAGTGCAGGAGCGATATTAAAATTAAGAAACGAGTGGGTTATTTTTTCTTATGATCCTGAATCAGGAAAAGTTACTGTACATCATGAAGAAAAATTTAGTGATGCAAAAAAATATTTAGGTATCAAAAAAGGTAACGGAAAATTTTATTATATTAAAAATTATTCAAGAGATACTTTTAGAGCTCGAGACAAAAAACCGTCTTCAGATGTTAAAGATGTTGAACGTCGAGAAAGAGTTGGTCGATTAAGTAATGAAAATATTTTTCCTTATCTGAATAAAGTATTTTTGCCAAGGATTAGAAATAAATTACAAAATTACGTCGATGAAATTTATGACACATTAAGAGATATTCCGCGAGGTTATAGTGCCACAGGAAAATATGATCCCAATCATTTGGAAAAATATTCTATAATTGGTAATCCAATGATTTCAGCTAGACAAAGGGCATTACAAGCCGCTGAATTTATCGAGGCCGTTATTGATCGAGGTTTCACAAAAGATTTAGTTAGCAAATTTATAAGAACGTATGGGAATTATTACAAAGATATCGGAAGCTATTACAAAAACAGAAGAGAGTTTCTTCGTTTATTAGATGAAGAACCAGCAGCAGCGGCAAAATTTGCTAAAATACTTTTACTTATGGGCAAGAATGAATATAATAAGATCAAAGATCTTAAAATGAAAATTCTTAAAGATAAAATGACATAAAATGAAGATATTTGAAGCGCGTCGTAACAGTGTAATTTTAGTTGATTTTCAACCAGCATACGGTGAACTTGGCACGCCAGATTATTATTCGGCTTTATCTGCGGCTATCGAATATATTAACAAAAAACAGCCAAAAGTTTTGGCATTTTTTAATGGGACTGATGTTGGAATTTATGATACAGAAGATGAGGTAATTTGGCATTATATTGAAAATGGCTTAGATGAAAATTTGGTTCATTTATTTACTCTCAGAGAGAAATCATATGCCTGGTTAAGAGGTTGGATGGATGATGGCGTCCCCGAATCAATAATTATTAAGGTTGTAAGATATATGGTAACAAATCGTATTAATGACAGCAGAGATATTGATTCTGAAATTATTGAAGAATTAACTGGCGGTTACGATGTGCCATTAAATGATCCATTATGGATTCCAGACATTAGTTTAAGTGAATTAAAATCATTAAATAATTCCTTAATGGGCGGCGGTGGCCGCCATGAATGCCTCAAAGAATTAACATTGTTTATGAATGCTCTAAATATAAAATATAAATTAGTTAACAGTTGGATTTACGGATGAAAATTTTTGAAGTTGAAGAGAATGAAGATTTTATAGATCAGTTAAAAGATATATTATCAAAAATAAAAACTCTCGGCGTGCAAAAAATGATTGAATTTAGTGATATCAATCCTATTGTGAAAGAGAATTATTTTAAGGTATTAAAAGAATTTCTTAATCAACTAAACGAAATAATTAAACAATCAAAAAAGAATTCAACAGCACGACGACTAATGAGAAAAATTCATACACAAATGGAAAAAGATAGAGATTGGTATCGAAAGCAAATAATTAAATCTAAAGGCGATGATTTTCATTTCTATCGCGGGCAATCATTAGCTCGTTCAGATATTTTGCACCTATTGTCTGATTTAAGATATTTAAATTCAGGAAAATAAAATGAAATCAAAAGAATTTCTTAACGAAACGTTAAAAAAAGTAAACGGTAGATGGGCATTAGTCAGTAAATCAAACCCAAAAAAAGTTCTTCAATATTATCGCGGTCACGGTAAGCCAAGTGAACAATGGGTTAAGAAAGTAGAAAAAAGAATTAAAGCCATAACAAACGAAGATAAGCAGAAAAAAGAACCATTAGTTATTAATATTGAAGAGGCAACACTCGAAAATGATGCATATCGTCGAGTTTTATATACATCAAAAAATAATCAGGTTGTTGTAATGTCTATAAAACCAGGTGAAGAAATTGGATCTGAAGTTCATAATGGTGCACAGTTTATTCGAATTGAAGCTGGTTCGGGTCTATCTATTCTAAACGGTCAAGAATATAATATAAGCGATGGTATTGTTGTTGATGTGCCAGCTGGAACCGAACATAATATCATTAACACATCAGAATCTGAAGATTTGAAATTATATACTGTTTATTCGCCGCCACAACATCCAGATGGTTTAATAGAATATACAAAACCTGATAAATAAATGTGATGGAAAAATTTGTAAAAATAACTTTTGAAGTACGGTGTAAGTGGATCGGTTTTCCGCCCGAATATCGTATATATGTTAATGATGAGTTATTTGTTGATCGTGAATATCGATGGGATAAACGATTTTACCTAAAAGAAATTTTACAAATTAAAGCAGAACCAGGAATTTATAAAATTAGAATTGAGCAACTCGAACCAAAAACCGGTGAATTCGAATTTACTGAACCAGTAGTTGATTACGGGCCTGCTAAGATACTAAACAATAACGAATTTGAAATTTTATAGGTGAATAATGAGAGCAAAAGAATTTGTAATTGAAAATATTGACACAAAATTCACTGAGCTGAAACTAATTACTAAATTAGTAAAAGGTAAGGAATATAAAGGCGGCGAGCTTCCGGTTGCTTACTTTACATTTGTTTCGCCCGAGTCAACTGATAATGAAAAACAATTATCTTTTAAAGATAAAATTAATTTTTCTGATGAACAAGTTTATAGAGAAATTCTTAGAGATGTAAAAAAGAAATTTATGCAATGGCAGGATGAAATATGGATGATGTACTGGCCAAAACAAATTGGTATTATCATTGATATTGATCCACAAATTAATAAGAAAATTATTACGGATCTTGCCACTAGTATTTTTAAGAGTTGGGTACCAAGTCCACTAAAAACAAAGAAAGGTGTTGGAATTGTTTTTAATTATGGTACAAATTTTTATGAAACAGCTTCTGCTGGTGCTACAGGTGCAGGTGCAATTGCTTCAACAGTTGGACAATTAAGTGCACCATTAACACGTAGTTCGTCTATATATGGTAAGAAAAAGAAAAAAATTAAAGAATCTCAAAAAATTGGTTTTTATAATGTAAAATTTACTGTTGATCCAGAAGATTTTAAGCAAGGTGTTTTTCCGTTTGTATATGTTTATAATAGTGGCGATATTTCTCCACAACAACAATTTAATACTTCAGACGAAGAAACATATCAGAAAATTCTATCATATGTTCAGAACAAATTAGAAAACTTTTTAGACTATAATGATGATGTTTCAACATTTGCTTTTGATAGTGATATCTCACCTGAAATTGACAAAAGATTAAAAAAAGATTTAATGAAAACAGTTCTTAAAGGGTTTACGGTCGAACCTGGCATTTTATCTAATAATTCAGGAAAGGTATTACTTTTTAGTAGACCGGGAATGAAACGTTCCGAATACGAATATTTAAGATAAATATAGTTATGGACAGATTAGAAAAATTTATTAAAATGATCGAATCACTTCAATTAAACGAGGACATGCCGGTTCCAATTGAAGTTTTAGATGAAATTCTTAAAACCCTCCAGATGGCTAGAAGTGTTATTGCACATGGTCAACCATTATCAAACAAACGACGAAACGAAGTTCTTGATCAGATAAGCGAAACGATTCGTGTTGTTGAGAATTTTGTATAAGGATTTAATATGAAAGACCCAGATATGCTTAATATCTTATCAAATTTTGATAGTGTTGAAAAAGGAAATAGAGTTGGTTCAACTTCGGTAGTATCCGAAGATAAAAATGCCATGAAAACTATTCTCGAAAATCTTCAATCGGCACAAGTTTTCAATGAAACAGATCAAGATGATGATTATGAACCGTCGATGAGAGTTGTTCAAACAGTAAATGGTCCACAGTGGGTACCAACACAAGAATTTGATATTGGTGATCATGTTCATCTTGGTCATGCAACCAAAGGCGGCGCAGGAGTTTCTGGCAAGGTAGTTAAAATTCAGGACGGTAAAGTTTATATTAAAGGCGACCATGACAATAAACTTTATTCAGGGTGGATTAAAAATGCTGAACTTGTTGACGAAGATATTATAGCACAACGTAAGCCTAGAAGTGATGTTCATAAAAAAGAAAATTCGTTTGTTGACGTTCTTAAATCACTCGAAGAAACAGAAGAAGAAAAGAAAAAGCGTTTAGAAAAAGAATTATATAATAATTTACAAAAAGAGAAAAAACTAAAGAAAGCCAACAATGGCAAATATGAATTAACTGATACTATTAATGAATCCGAAGTCACTGGTTTAACAGACCTAAAAGCTGTTATTGATAATATATGTTTCTTCGGTGATTCAATGGATTCAATTAAAGAAGAATTCCGCGTTAATAATGGTGATACTTTTATAGCATTAGCTAAAAAAATTGTTAAAGCGGTACAAGATATTCGCAAACAAAATGGAAAATAACAATGAATCTTTATGAATTATTCGAAAGTAAAAACAACCCATTAAGAATTAAAGAATCAAGAAACAGCAGGAATTTAAAACCTGGTGATAAAGTATATCCAGAATGGGAAAGTGATAAAGATTACGAACCAATGGTAGTTGTATCGGTATCTCAGAATTCTGTTAAGGTTAAAGATGATTGGGGGAATACACATATATTTAATGTAAAAGATCTTAAAAAAGCCATGTCCAACGAAGGCCGTGTTCGCGAAGCAAGAAGCGATAGTTTCACACGCAAACTTAGTAAAGCATTTTGGTGGGGAGATACCAATCCAAAAGATATTTTAGATCAGGTTAAAAAATTCTCAGATGAGCAATTACTTAATCTTTTACATGCTTATCCTTACGAAAAAAATCAAGCTGCAACGAGTGGAACACCACGTAATTTTCAAATTAAAGCTATCAAGCGTGAGCTAAGACGTCGAGGCTATAGAGATTTTGAAAAATACATGAACGAAAATAAAATTGTTGAAACTACCATTAAACTTTGCGAATCAATGACACGTATTTTAACAGAAGATGATGACTATAACTACGAAGGTGGAATAGATTTTGAACCTCAGCCGGAAATGCGTGGTCTTAAAGGGATTACACGAGATACTGGGTATGGGACCCAACACAAAAAATTAGCACAGAAAACACTTGATCAAAAGAAATTTAATGATAATTGGGCTCGTATAATGCGTGTATATCGTAATGCTGATGCAGCAACTCGCAAACGTCTTTTACCAAAAATAAAAGGATTGGCACAAGCTGCTAAGGCTAAAGGTTTAACTGTGCCAGGTTCTATCGATTAAGAATCATATATATTTCTTGTTTCTTTTTAATAGCATTAAAAACATATTCAGTAAGATTTTCGAAAAAATCAGACCGATCAATATCATTTTTACCTATAAAAATCTCAGGAGTTGAATTTGTTTTTGTTTTTCTATATTTCTCGATTATTTTGTATTGGTTAATCATATAAAAATAGTTAGTTCCAAATAATTGAATTTCGCCTTTTGAATTGTTCAATTCTGGATGAAAGCCATCGTAAATATAGTAACTATTAAGAAATTTACCAAAAAATCCTGTGTATTTTAACCAATATTTTTTTAGCTCAGAAGAGTTATTTAGAAATTTATCAATTTGAGCTTTTGTTATGGCTCCACACTTTTTATAAATTAAGTTTTTAATTGGCTCATATTCGGATAATATTCTATCTATGCGTTCTAAATTAGAAATTTTAGATTCGAGAAAATATTCAAAATTTGATAAAGAATCAAAAATATCTTGTTCCGCGAATAAGTCTGAATATTTACTATTATATAAATAATGAGTTCCGTTAATTGGAAAAACCAAATGTAGAGCTCCATAATCAGCAGCCTGGGCTTCATCCATTGTAGTGAATGCCGAAGTGTTTCTTATTGCTGGATAGCCAGTATGTGCTTCAAATATATAATTAAATGCAGCAGTTATTTCATATGATGTATCTCGTGGGCATCTATTTTTTCTAATAGGTCTCTTTGAGAGAAGAGGTATATCTGCATTAATTCCTCTATATAGAGGTTTTTTTGTATTTGCAATAAAATCACTGCAATATTGATGCAGAGTATTAATTATTTTTAACGGGAGAAGAGATACCTTTTTTTCTTCGAATAAAAATTCTTTTGATTTCATTTATATTCCTTTGGCATACCATTGGGAGACGGCTTTAATAATTTCATCTTTTGAAAAAATTGTTGGCACTAAATATGATTCGTGTTCTTCTTTTAATTTTTCGATTATTCGATTACCAATTGGATTTTTTAATGGTGCTTCAAAAAATCCACGTGCTTCTTTGAATGCTTTTAATATTACTTTATCTGATAATTCGCCATCATTATTATTTATAGTTTTAAAAAAATTAAATTTCTCAGCGAAGAATTCTTTATTGGCTGCTGATTTTTCATATACTGCTCGAATAAAATCTTCGTCAACTTTTCTTTCTCTTTGTTGTGCTCTTTTGATAGCTACGTCTAGGTCAGTGTCAACCCAGATCATACCAACATCATATCCAAAACTTTCTAAAATACCCGACCGCCTTAAAGTAGACGAAGCATTTGAACTAGTTCCGTCAATGAATAAAGGAAGCATTCCATTAATATAATTAGCAAGTTGATTTATAGTTAGCGTTTTACTTTTATCGAGGATAGCCTTTTGATTTTCTTTTGAACTGATATCAATATCTTTTGATTTAGCTAAAAATTCTAGCATTTTATCAGTATTAACAATTCGAGCATCAATGCCACCATCGTTGATTTCAGTTAAAACATATGATTTTCCAGCACCTGGAATTCCAGCGAAAAATACGGCCTTAAAAATTCCTTTATCGTTTATTGATTCGTCTAAAAATTCAAATGATTTCATTTTTCTTTTTCGCTTGTATTTTTCAGTAAATAATGCTAATATTTATCAATTACAATAATAAGGAGAACAATATGTCTGATAACAAAGTTTTTAATGCCGAAGAAAAAGCAAAATTACAACATCTAATGTCTGAAGGTCTTTCAGTATTAGCTGAAATCGAAGCATTACGTGGCGGTCTTAATGATACTGTTAAAGCCGTTGCTGAAGAAATGGACATCAAAGCATCTGTTTTAAATAAAGCTATTCGTACAGCATACAAGTCAAATTTCCATCAAACTGAGTCTGAGTTCGAGCTTTTGGAAAATATTCTCGATACCGTCGGACGAAAAGTGTAAATAAAAAATATAAATTCAGCTAACAATAAGTTAGTGTAGACACGGTAACCCAGCCAGAAGTGGGAAGAGGAAAAATAAAATGTCATATGTTGATGCTTTTTATGAACGAGGCAAAGACCTCGTTCATGTTGTCGAAAGAGAACACGGTAAACGTATCTTTACTGAATACCCCGCAGAATATACCTTTTATTATTTAGATAATAAAGGCAAATACCAAACATTGTTTGGTGATCGAGTTTCTAAATTTTCATCAAAACATTACAAAGAATATGCTCGCGAAAAACGGATGCATAATGCATCAAGCCTTTTTGAAAGCGATATAACACCATTACAAAGATGTCTTGAACGGAATTATAAAGGGCAAGAACCTCCACAATTACAAACTGCATTTTTTGATATTGAGGTTGACTTTGATAAGGTAAAAGGTTTTAGTCCTGTTGATGATCCTTTTAATAAAGTTACTGCAATATCTCTATATCTTAATTGGGTTGATCAATGCATTACTTTAGTTATTCCCCCTAGATCTATTGATCCAGTCATTGCAAAAGAAATCTGTAATAAATTTGAAAATACTATTCTATATACAGATGAAAAGAAATTATTAAATGATTTTCTCGATTTTATTGAAGATGCAGATGTATTAAGTGGTTGGAACAGTGAAGGTTATGATATTCCTTATCTTGTTAATAGAATAACCAGAGTTCTAAGTAAAAACGATACCAGGCGATTTTGTCTTTGGGATCAATTACCAAAAAAACGTACTTTTGAAAGGTATGGGTCGGATCATGTTACTTATGATTTAATTGGCCGAGTTCATCTGGACTACATGCAATTATATCGAAAATATACATATCATGAAATGCATTCGTACAGCCTTGATGCAATTGCAGAACATGAATTAGGCGAAACAAAGGTTGTTTATGAAGGTACGCTTGATCAATTGTATAATACTGATTTTGAGAAATTTATCGAGTATAACAGACAAGATACCATGCTTCTTCACCGTCTCGATCAAAAATTAAAATTTATCGATCTTGCTAACACAATTGCTCATGATAATACTGTTCTAATTCCGAAGGTTATGGGCGCGGTAGCAGTTACAGAACAAGCCATTATTAATGAAGCTCATGAATTAGGTTTAATTGTTCCAAACAAAGAAAAGCACGAAGGCGACACGCAAGCGGCTGGTGCTTATGTAGCTTATCCTAAAAAAGGGTTACACAAATGGGTCGGTTCAGTTGATATTAATAGTCTATATCCTTCGGCTATTCGAGCATTAAATATGGGACCAGAAACAATTGTTGGTCAGGTTTTACCAATTGAAACCGACAAATATATCGCTGAAAAAATGCAAGACAAAATCGTCAAGCTACCCAATGGCAAAACAAAGAAAAAGAAAGGATCGTCGTTTGCTGAAGCATGGGAAGGATTGTTTGGTACTATTGAATATACAGCAATAATGGATCGACGCGAAGATTTTAATGTTACGATTGA